GGCTTATCCGATATGCACACCTCAGACTTCTTGCATGTACCTAAAAAGCAAGCAGTCATAAAGAAACAAGATGGAAATGAATCAGTCATTGGTGTAGTGGGTAGCAAGTACAAAGTCTTTCAGAACTCTGAAGTCTTTGGCTCACTAGATGGATTGATTGACTCAGGACAGGCTCGCTATGCAGCAGCAGGTGAGTACGATGACGGAGCAAAAGTATGGATGCTCATGTCATTACCCCGTGAAATGGAAATCAAAGGTGACCCACACTCAGCCTTCTTACTAGCCAAGACTAGTCATGATGGCTCATCATCAGTAGTAATCCGCCCTATCATTGAACGATTGTGGTGTTCCAACCAAATCAATCGTATCTTTAGAGCCAAGAACAAAGCACATACTTATACCCTGCGTCACACACAGAACGCAGTGCTATCAGTATCTGACATGCGAAACTTACTTGACCTAACCTATTCAAGCATTGATATGTATACCAACCTGGCTAACCATCTTATCCAGCGTGATGCAGACATTGCTAAAGCAACCGCATACTTCAAGAAAGTATGGGCATTGCCTACTAAAATTGAGCAATCACCTTTACACCTACTCAGCAAGGGTGAGAAGAATGCTAAGTCCCGTGCCCTCAATGCACGGCAGAAAGCATTTGCTATCTATACAGATAGCCCTACGCAAGAGAACATTCGCAATACAGAGTTTGGTTTATGGCAATCAGTAGTAGAGTATGCTGACCATCACTCTCAGAAAGATGCTAGTATTGCTACCCTAGCAGGGCGCAATGATGGCATTAAACTTCGAGCACTAGAACTACTTTCAATCTAAGGAGAATCGTGTACCTAAATCCAATCACAGTAGACGGCACAACCTACAACTTCACTGAAGAATCATTGAAGGAACTAATTAAGACAGACATTGCAACTAAGCGCAGGCTAGATGCAGTATCTACTGAAGCACAAGAATCATACAGAAAACTAGTCAAGGTACGCAATGAAGTACATGCTTACTTTACAGAAGCATTTGATGGTTCTGTTGATGAAGATGAAACAACTGTTACACGCGATGAGGTTAACGCATTGCTTGAATCAATTGGTTCAGACATGCTTACCACAACTTGGTCTGCAACTGTAGAGATTACAGTTACAGTAACTGATATCAAGGCTACCTCGGCAGAAGAAGCAGAAGATATCATTAGAGATAATATCGAAGTCAGCGGCTACGACTTAGATATTCAAGACCAAGATGTAAATGTAAGCAACATCGAAAGAGAGTAGGGCCTCTCTTAAAGAACCAGATAGTCGCTATCTAACATGTGGATGTTTGTTCATTTCTACCATGTGTTAGACTTGGGGATGGGTGGTCCCGCCATCTGCGAACACGGGACTCTAATTAACTAGGAGAGTAATGCCAACAGAAATCGAAAGAGATAGATACGGACGACCATTAATTATTCCACCCAAAGGTGGCAAAGCAATTGCTTATACTCGCGCAACCACCATTGCTAATAGTTTAGATGATGCCTCTGCATTAACAGCATGGAAAATGCGTATGGCTGCAATAGGTTTAACAAGCAGGCCAGATATATTATTAGCCATTGGTGTAGCAGGAGATAACAACAAGTTAGTCAACGCATACATTGAAGAAGCAATGGAAGTAGCAGGTGCTAGTAAAGCAGCAACAATCGGCACAGCAATCCATGCACTAACAGAAAAACTAGACTTAGGTTTAGAGTTAGGTGTATTTCCAGAACAATGGATGGGAGATATCAAAGCCTACGAACAAGCAACAAAGATTTTAACTAAAATTTACATTGAGCAATTCACAGTGCTAGACAAGTATAAAATTGCAGGCACACCAGATAGAGTTGTTGAATACAATGGTGAACGATTCATTGCAGACTTAAAGACAGGTCGTATTGACCACCCAAATAATATTTCTATGCAGTTAGCAATCTATGCAAACGGGTCCCCGTACATGCCTGACACGGGAACCCGTGGTAAGTGGGGCGACATCAACAAAGACAAGGCAATTATAATTCATGCCCCAGCAGGGACAGGAACTTGCAAACTAGTATGGGTTGACATCAAAGAAGGATGGAAAGGTGTACAGTTTGCAATGAAAGTAAGAAAGTGGCGAGACCAGAAGGGTCTTGCTACTCCATTTGAGCAAGGAGAAGATAGTGCCTAGCACAGAAGCACCCATCAGTATCACAGTTAAGACAGCAGCAGGTAGTTTGGTAACAGTCCGAGCAGAAAGCGGCGAGGAACTAGACCAAGTTGTTGCACTATCAGTACATGCAATCGCATCAGCAGCACAGGAACTGGAGTCGGCAGTGCGTGGTGCATCAGCACCAGCAATGTCAACACAGTCAGTAGCAGCAGCACTAGGTGGCAATATCATTGACACACTAGGGGGAACATCAGTTCCTGCCCAAGAATATACACAGCCAGCATCAGTACCAGTGTCAAACATTGGTGGTCGTGCATGCGCACACGGAAAGATGACAGCAATCCAAGGTATGGGTAAAGACGGAAAGCCATACAAGGGTTACTTCTGCAGTGCACCGAAGGGTGCATTCGACAAGTGTAAGAATCAATATGTTGTCATTCAATCACCAGAATGGAACACATTCGTACCAGAACAGATTAAGTGAAAACACTTAGACGCTCTATAAACAAAGCAGAGGTAGGCGGAGAACCACTCCCGCCTGCCTTTGCGGCGTTTGAAAGAGCAGGAATTATTCTGCGTAGAGCAGAGGTAACTGTAGTTGCAGGCACTCCAGGTGCAGGTAAGTCATCAGTTGCATTGGCTATTGCTGTGAAAACAAAACATCCTACACTTTACTTTTCAGCAGATACCAATGCACATACTATGGCTATGCGTTTGATTGCAATGACGGGCAAAATGCCCCAGTCAGCAGCAGAACTGTTACTTAAAAACAATCCAACAAAATCACATGAGATACTACAACTAAACAATCATTTGTTCTGGTCGTTTGAATCTAGCCCTACACTTAAAGACTTAGATGATGAAGTCTCAGCCTTTGAAACTGTATGGGGTAAGAGTCCAACGCTTATTGTTGTAGACAATCTTATGGATGTGGCAATGGATGGATATGATGAGTTCGGCGCAATGCGTGCAGTTATGAAAGAACTTAAATACCTAGCCAGAGATACCAACGCAGCAGTATTAGTACTACACCATACCAAAGAAGGCTTTGATGGTTATCCATGTCAGCCACGCAGTGCAGTGCAAGGTATGGTCAATCAAATTCCAGCAATGGTTCTAACTATCGGACAGATGAAACAGGGCGAAGACACATACCTATGTGTAGCCCCAGTTAAGAATAGATATGGGCGAGCAGACCAAACAGGTAGTAACTATGTTACTCTCTCGTTTAATCCAGAGTCTATGTACTTAGAAGATGTAGCGGTTAGATACCAACAAGAAGGAATAATAGACTAATGAGTAGTGCAGCCAAGCGCAAGGGTACACAAGGCGGAGAAATCCCAGCAGTTAATTGGTTAAAAGAAAATGGTTTTCCATATGCGGAACGCAGAATTGCGGGCAGTCACCTAGACAAAGGCGACATAGCAGGAGTCAATGGAGTAACTATAGAAGTTAAGAACCATATTAAGTTAGACCTTAGCACTTGGGTTAAAGAACTAGAAATAGAAATGATTAACGACCAAGGTTGGACAGGTGTTGTCCTCCATAAGAAAAAAGGAACTAAGAATGTTGATGAATGGTATTGCACAATGCCAGCCAAAGTATGGCTGGATTTAGTTAAGCAGGCTATGCGTGGACGAGAAACATAATATTGCAGATTACTTAAGATACATCGGCGCAACCGTGCCACCAGAGGGCAACGGTTGGCGCAAAATTAAATGTCCATTCCACGATGATGGTCATGCATCAGCAGGTATAAACTTTGATGAAGGTAGATTCAAATGCCATGGCTGTGGTGTAAGTGGAGATGTATACGATTTAATTATAGAAAAAGAAGGAGGCACATATCGTGAGGCTATCAAATTCGCACAGGCAATTTCTCTTACAGGCAGCGAACCAGTACGCAAACCAAATACACTTAGCAGAAGAGTACCTAGCAACACGCAATCTCTCGGTAGACGAGGCTCGGAACTTCCACTTGGGGGTAGTAAAGGACGCTCTTCCAGGTCATGAGCAGTACTCAGATAGGTTAGTCATCCCATACATCACGCCCTCAGGCGTGGTAGATATCAGATTCAGGTCAATGAATGGGGCAGACCCAAAGTATATGGGCATGCCAGGTGCTAAGACCAGCATGTTCAATGCACAAGTAGTACTCACAGCATCAAATTACATCTGTGTTACTGAAGGTGAAATAGATTGTATTACCCTAAGTGTTAAGACTAAACATCCAGCCGTAGGTATTCCAGGTGCAAACAATTGGAAGCCATTCTATACAAGAATCCTAGATGATTTTGATACAGTAATTGTATTAGCAGATGGCGATGGCCCAGGGTTAGAGTTCGGTAAGAAAATAGGTAAAGAGTTAGGCAATGTAAATATAATTCAAATGCCAGAAGGCCACGATGTAAACAGTATCGTGCATAAAGAAGGAGTAGACTTTATCAATGAACGAATCGCCAAGTGCCTCAATGTCAAATGAAGATAATGTATGGAATTTTATTAAAGACCATCCACGGCTTATAGGTTTACCTATATCAGATAGGCAAGGGCTTGACTTACTCAATGCACTAGGTGATGTGGCAGATATGATTCCAAAAGACCCAGTAATGGCACATAAAATGCTGACCATGATAGCCACAGTTATAGTGGCATCAGTTACAGGCAATGGTAATGAGACCATTGAAGAACTATTAGTAGCGGAAGCAATGTACAACTTCGACACTGAAACTAAGGAGATACTCAGTGAAAGACCCGAATGACTTTGAGGATATTCTAAAAGAACTGCGTGTTATTATGATACGTAAACATGCAGACTATGGGCCGTTAAATATATCCAATGCCCCAGGCGGGGCAATGAATGGCTTGCTTGTCCGTATGCATGACAAGATGGAACGGTTAGAGAATCTTTACTATAAAAAAAACGACACGCCCAACTACGAATCTATACAGGATTCCCTCATTGACTTAGCAAACTATGCAATAATCGGACTATTGGTGCAAAGAGGACAGTGGGAAGGCATGAAATAATCTAATGTATTTAGATGACTACGAAACCATGGTAGCAGCCCTTGCTGTTGAGTACCACCGCAAGTACCCTATAACTGAGCAGTCAGATATAAAACAAGTACTGTGGTTGTGGTTTGTTTCTCATCCCCAAAAATACAAAGAGTGGTCAGAGTTAGAACAGAAAGATAAAGATAAGTTAATAGCCAGGTCTCTACGCAATGCAGCCATCAAGTACTGCGAAAAAGAAAAGGCTAGAAAGATTGGGTATGAAATACTTGACTTGTATTACTACAACCCATCAGTCATTGAGGCTTTCTTACCATCCATCATTGCAGAATCATATGAGATTCCAGTAGCAATTAAAGATTTAAACTACAAATTTTCTAAAGGTGAGAGCAACGATACTAATAACTGGCTAGTGCTGCGTTCAGATATAGCCACTGCTTACTACAGATTATCAGATGCAAAACAAAATGTGCTTCGTATTAAATACTCAGCAGAAAATGTTGAGTGGAGTGACTTAGCAGATGAACTATCTACCACAGCAGATGGTGCACGGATGAAAGTAAAGCGGGCAATCAGTAGTTTGATTAGGAACATCGGCGGGCAAAGGCCATACATTGAAGAAGATACTTTAGTAGAGGCAGATGATGACGAATCAGGAGAGTGATAATGTTAAAGAAATCAGAGAGTTATTACACCCAACGGATTACTCACACGCTATGGATTTGCGAGGAGAATCTATTGGAGATGTTTGCATATGTGGAGGGGATGTATTTCATGCGCTTGTTGCATTTGACGAGGGTGAGATATGCTTTTATTTCCTTGATGGAGAGTGCACTAACTGTGGGTCAATGGTCACACTCCCTTACCCAAAGAACGAGGACAATTACTAATGCCACTCTTTGATTTTAAATGTACTTGTTGTTCAGATGTAATCGAAGTAAATGAAAATATACCCCCAGCCTGCTCAACTTGTGGTGAAAGAATGCAGCGTATATGGTCAGCACCAGCAGTCAAGTTCAATGGTTCAGGCTTCTACTCAACAGGAGGATAGAATGGCAGCAAAAAAAGTAGGTAGGAATAAGTGGTTAACATTTGGTCGTAACTCAGGATTTGGGTTAGGCTTTAATGTATGTAAATATTATGTAAGTTTAGAACTTGGTTTTTGGTATTTAGCATTTGAGTTCTAATGGAGTATCCAGACTGGCAAGGCACACCTAATTGTAGAAGTGTAGACTCAGAGGAGTTCTTTGTACCAGAAGGTAGTTCTACATATAGAGATGTTAATAGGCTTAGTAAAATCTGTAACAACTGTGAAGTAAAACAACAGTGTTTAGATTACTC